TTAATGCCTATTACTCATAAAAAAGATGGGTGGTATTGGGGTTCAAGGGGGCCATTTGAAACAAAGAAAAAGGCCGAAGAAGTAAGAACTGCGGCCTATTCTAGCGGGTATGTTAAGAAAAGTTGGCAAGAAATACTTAAGAAAGAAAAGGATGCTTGCTACTATAAAGTTAAATCCCGATATAAAGAATGGCCTTCTGCTTATGGTAGTGGGGCTTTAGTTCAATGTCGTAAAGTCGGTGCTAAGAATTGGGGTAATTCAGTTGAAAAAGGCGGAGATAACTTCGCAAGAGAAAAAAAGGAAGGTCTTCATGGTTGGTTTTCAAGAAGAGGCGGTAGTGGTAAAGCAAAGGGTTGGATTTCTTGTCAATCTTGCGAAGATGATAAAGAGGGAACAGAATCTTGTGGTCGTGAAGATGCTTCTAAAGGAACTAAACAAAGATGTAGGCCAACTTGTGCCGCTTGTAAAACATATAAAAGGAGGAAAGGAGTATGAGTTGGAAAACAATACTAAAAGAAGAAATTCATTATGAGATACCCGATGATATTTTTATGAAATCATGTTGTGATGATTGCATATCCGATGAAGCATTTCATTCTATTGTAAAGGCTGATGTTGAAAGAACAAAAAGTGGTCAAATTAAATATCGGGGAGAAACATTTCCTGCTTTTAATAAACCCAAAAGAGCCCCAAAGGGTAGCCAAAGCAAATATCGAGTATTGGCTAGAGTCTATGAAAGAGGGAAGTCCATTATTAAAATTGTCAATTTTGGGTTTAGAGGAATGGAAGATTTCCTTCAACACAAAGACCCCGAAAGAAGAAAAAATTTCAAATCAAGGCACAATTGTAAGGACAAGAAAAACAAACTAACTGCGGGTTGGTGGGCTTGTAACTTCAATTGGTAGGCGAAAAACTAAGAGTAAAAGATTCGTGGATATACTAGGAGGGGAATGCTATCGCTGAAAAAAGTAGATTTTCCTTTACGAATTTATTCCGTAGAAGCACCCCTAAGCCAAATGACCGCAGGGTGTATAATGTAGGGATTCAAGAAAGAGAAAACTCCTACATGATGACCGCCCCTATGATTTATAATGTCGTAAGTCAATCGGTTATTGTTCGGACTTGTATTACTCAACTCAAACAAGAGATATTTAGAAGAGGGTATGTTTGGGAAAAAGCCTATGAAAGCCGATGTAACGAATGTCAAAAAACACATAAAAGACCTGTTACTGAATGTTCTAGATGTGGTTCTAATAATCTAGCATTACCAAATCCCAAACAGTTAGAATATGCTGAAAAATTTCTAGAGGGATATATCAATAAATCCGAGCAACTCTTTATTGATGTTCTAAAAGAATTAGAAGAGGATTTGAATATTATGGATGATGCTTATATTGTTCTTGTAAAAGAATATTATTTAGACGGTAATGGTAAAATCCGTATGCACCGTATCAAAGAATTATTTAGGGGCGACCCTGTTACTATGAGTATTTATGCTGATGAAGTAGGTATTCGTGGAACAAAGGGCTTTACTTGTATCAATCATAGAAATTATATTTCTATTGAACCGTATGAAAATTGTCAAGATTGTGGAGGTAATTTGCTCCCCATTCATTATGTAAATAGAGCAAATGGAGAAGAGCAATATTATATTGAAGGAGAAATACTTCACTTTAGTAAATATAATCCTAGTAGGCTTTATGGTCAATCCCCTATTCTTACTTTATTCAATCATATTATGACTCTTATTGCTATGGAAACTTATGTTAATTCGTCTTATACAAAAAGCCGTATGCCGAGAGGGATTCTCGCAGTTCAAACAAGAAATATGGATTCAATGGCGGCCTTTTGGCGTGGAGTCAAAGAAAGAATGGAACAAGACCCCCATTATATTCCTGTTATGGGAATAGAAGCAGAAAATGGAAAGGGGTCTGTTGAATGGATTAAGTTCATGGATAGTCTAAAAGAAATGGATTATGTTTCAGTTAAAGATGATTTAAGAGATAGGATTTCAGCATTTTATGGTGTAAGTAAAGTGTTTATGGCTGACAATACTACAAGTGGAGGATTGAATAATGAAGGTATGCAAATCCTTGTTACTAACCGAGCAGTTCAAATGGCTCAAAATGTGTATAATAATTATGTATTTCCTTTTTTGGTTAAGCAATTCGGTATTACAGATTGGAATTTGAAACTACCTCCAAGTGAAGAAGAAGATGAAATTGCAGTATTGAGAAAGAGAGAACTTGAAGTTAATATTGCCGCTTCTACTAAAAATCTTGGATTTGAAGTTGAAATGGACGAAGATGGAAACTTTACTTTTAAGAAGCCCGAACCCGTAGAAACACAAGAAGCCCCTACTGAAAAAGCAATAGAAAGTAATTCATTAGCAGGGTCAAATTTAGACCAAAGAGATTTAGATGAAATGCAAAGACAATTTGCAGAAGGTGGAGGTATGCCTTCTAAACCTCAAGAGAATCCTGCAACCACAAGAAATAAACCCTCGATGAGCGTAGGCCCCGATAAGAGATTTACGGGATTGCCGACAGATGCGGGAAACCAAAATGTAGATAGAAGAAGTGAAAGGAGAATTGGTTAATATGACAGAAGATATAGGACAAAAAGAGAGAAGATTAGTAAAAGAATTAGCGAAAGTAAGAGCAGAAAAAATGTCAAACGATAATCAAGTTAGGCCATCTAGGGATTATTCTTTAGGTGGACTTCCACCCGATACAACCCATAAATCTAAAGTTGGTTCTGCTGATACTCCCGATGCTATTCAATTACCTATCAAGAAAAGACCACGAACAGAAAATAAATGGTGAGCATTATGTCTTGGACTTCTATCCTTAAAGCAGAAAATGAAGAGGACTCTTTAGATAGAAGCGGCAGAATGCCTAAAGGAATTACTGTTGAAGATGCTATGCGTAGATTTGATAGTGAGAAAGGGGATGGGCTTGAACAATATATTAAAGAAGTGAATAGATATGTTGCTAATACAGATGAATATAAAAACGACTATCTAAATGAAGAGGAATCTAAATCTGTTGATGATAGCCTTAACAAAATTAAAAAGTATCTAAAATCTTTATCTAAAGACATAGACACTTCATTTTTAAATACACTTTTAGTTTCAATATATGAAACTGCGTTAGAATTGAAAAGAATAACAAAAATAAAACCTCCTACAACAATAGTAGAAGCCTCTAAAATCTTTGAAGGTATCGTAAGAGGAGAATTTAAAGATAAAAAAATACAAGAATCATATATTAAAATTATAAAAAATATTGAAACTAGTCTTGAAAAATTCCAAAATGGCCCTTTTTCTTCTAATTTAGATTGGGCTAAAAAAATTGATGGATTAGGAAATTTTCTAGAAAGAATAGAAAAAGACTCTAATGATGTAATGTATTTTATTCAAGATAAGGGAAAACTTATCATTACAACTCAACCCTATAAAGAACAAGAACAGTTTAGAGAACTGAAAAACTTAGGAAGAAGAATAAATAAGATTTTGAATTCGACTTTGAATGATGAAGATAACGAAATATTTCTTAGGGCAAATTACGAAGAGGATATTTTATCTCGCTTATTAGAAATAAATAGACCTACAAAAATAGTAACTGTATTATTTTATCGTTTGAATAAAGAAGAAAACATAGCAGGATATAGAGGTAGATTTGTAGAAGATATGGCTACTCTTTTTAGTAGCACACTAGATGACCCTTATTCAATGGCTTTTGAACTTGATGATTTAGATAGAATAATTGAAGAATATGTTTCTAGTTTAGATAATGTAGAAGATACTATTTCCGATGAAGATTTAATGAATTTGAATGATAGACTAAAAGAAGAAAATGCCGAACTGTATGAGTCCGAATTAAATTCTAACATAAAGGAATTAGAAGAATATGTAAATGAATATTTAGAAACATTCATTAAAAAACAAGAAATCGAAAAAGAATTCAGCCCAATTCTAGACACTTTAGATGATAAAGAAAGAAAAAGACTCAAGAAAACCTTACAATCAGTTGAGCCAACAGAATATTTTGGTCAAGACTTTACTCGATTAGGTGAACTAATTGATATGCTCAAAGAATTAGATTTAATAAAATCTGACAATAAAATGAAAAAAAGGTTTGAATCTATTGACGAGAGGAATATTGATATGGTAGCGTTAAGTAGCAGACTTCGTAAAGAGTATGAGTTACTATATCGTCAATTAAGAGAAGTAGTATTTCCAAAAAGAAAGGGGGATTTAAGAGATGAATGATGTAGAACAAGATACTGAACTTTTAGAAATTCTAAAAGCACTAACTGATAGAATAAAAGAACTAGAAAGAGCCGTTTATCATAAAGACAACTTATTGATGAAGTCGGGATTTGTAGTTACTGAAACACCAACACCTTCAATGACAAACATGGGAGTTCCCGATTCCGATGCAATCCATAAAATGAGTTGGGAAGACATTGATAAATTTGTAAATGGAGGAAGATAAAATGCCCGAAAAAGTTACCAAAGAAGAAGCAATAATTAGACAGACAGTAGAACAACTTCGTTTAGTAAAACAACTTATTCAACAAGAAAACGAAGTAAATTTGCCTTATGATGATGATATGGAAGAAGTCAAAGTCAAAAGACCAAAGGCTGAAAATGACAATACTAAAATTGAAAACAATAAAAATACACATTCGGGATATGGTTTAGCAGGTGAAAGTGTGAAAAAGCAAGAATTGAACTCAAAACTAAAAAATCAATTAAATAGTGCATTTGATAATGTTTATTCTTTGATTAACCCTTTAGTAGATAAAAAAATATTGGACTACGATAAACATTTAATGGAATTTACGAGAATTGTAGATGCAATTATGCGAGATTTAGGCTATGAATAAAGTGATGAAAAATGGCGTATCTTATCGAAAAAGATAACGCTTCTAATGTAATCCTTCGACTCTTTGAGAAAACAAGAGTAGCATATCTTTCAGCAAAAGAAGACCCCAAAGAATATGGGGGGCGTTGGCGAAATATCATTGAAGAAATCAATCGAGCCTTTTCTTCGGAAATAAAAGACGAATTAGAAAATTATGTTGGAGAAGAAAAAATAGAAGATAAAGATGCTAAAAACCCCGAATCGAATGTTGCTAAAGATATTTATGAAGCAATTAAACTTATGAGATATGATTCCGAAAAAGTAGAAGACCCATTCGCTGACAAATTTAAGGGAGATGTATTAGAGGCTCTTTTATCTTCGCCCGAAACAATGGTTAAATTTGTTCATTATGCTCTTCGCTCCGATGATAAAGTCCTACCTAAAGATATATATTCAATCAAAGATATGGAAGAAGATACTTTAACTGTCGGGCTTCAAGGTCTTGATTTACAAGAAGAAGATATTAGCCTCTATATTATTGAACATTATGGTGATGATAAAGATACAAAACAAGTAGAAAAGAAAGTAGAGGAAGCACTTAACATTCTAGAATTATTTTATTTCTCAAAACATGAAGAAGAAGAATTTGAAGAACTTGTAGAAATTCAAAAAGAACAAAAAGCGAATGTTCATTTCTTAGTTCCAAATAAACCAATGTATCGAATTTTTGACATTGAAGATATGAATGAACTCAAAGGGTTTAGCGGAGAATATGTAGTTCAAGAAAAATATGACGGAATGAGAATCCAATTACACAAAATAGACGGCAAGGTTTCAATCTATTCATATAATGAAAAAGACATTACCGAGAAGTGTAAAGAACAAGTCAAAGAATTAGAGAAAAAGGAATACGGGGATTGTATTCTTGATGCTGAATTGATACTGTTTGATGGTGATAAAGCACTTCATAGGGCCGATACAATAGCCCATATTTTCAAAAATTCCTACAAAGAGTCTAGACTCAAAGCCCATGTTTTTGATATTTTGAGGCATGAAAATCAAAAACTAACAGATGAACCATTGAGAAAAAGAATCAATATTCTATTCAATAATTACTCTACAAAATCTTCGGAAGATTTATTCTTTCCTTCTAAAAAAGATACTAGGATTGCAGATAATCTAAAAGATGTAAAGGAATACGCAGAAGAAATTATGGAAATGCCTACTTCCGAAGGAGTTGTTATCAAGGATATAGAATCCACATATTTCATAGGAACAAAGAAAAATCCTAAATGGGTAAAATGGAAGAAATTTGTAGATTTAGATTTGATTGTTCTTGATAAGAAAGGCACAAAATCGGGTATGTATTCCTATACTTTAGGGGCAGGGCCAATTGATGAAGAAGAGGGCGGAACTGAAATAAACGGTAAATTTTACATGAATGTTGGTAAAGCCCTCAACACAAAAACCGTTGTTGATGTTGGCCAAATCATTAGAGTCAAAGTAGATGAAGTAAAAGAAAGTGGGGGAAAATATACACTTTATTCTGCTAAGGTTATAGAAATACCCGAAGTCGAAGAACCCGATAAAATAGTTACATTAGAGATGTTGGCTAAAGATACTAAGCCTTCTCTAAAATATAATGTTGAGGCTCTTAAAAAAGGTATAACGATTACAGATAATATTCACGGAACTGCTACTATTATTGCTAAAAGTATGGACGGATTTACTATTTATGGTTTTCAAGAAAACAATCTAATGTCTAAGAATGCCCTACAAGATTTAGATTTTTGGAAAGAAGAAGCAGAAGAAACTCTCAAAACGATGCAAGGAAAACTTACAGTAGCAATAATTAACTTCATCAAAAATAAAAATAAACCCCAAACAGTTATAGATGTTCATAATTTTCTTTTAAAAGAATATGCTAATGATTATGAAACTCTACTAGAATCTAATAAAAAAGAACTAGGAGAATGGATTAATTTAAGAGATGGTCTTACAGTTAAAAATAATATTGTAATTGCAGAACATGATAAAATTGTTAAAGAATCTTCTCAATTTAAAGTCTATCTTAGAAAGGACGGCAATCTTTCTTTTGCAGTAGAGCATAAAGAAGAAATTCTAAATTGGAATATTGATATTGCTACTGATGATGATATTTTTGCTTTCTTTGGAAAAGCCGTAAAATATCCTGCTGAAATATCTACAAATATAGATAGAACTAAATTACTTGATGAAGGAGAAGTTCAATTAGGTGTTCAAAGACATGGCTATCATGAATACATTCTAAAAGGAAATAAGTTTGAAACTAAACTTCATTTTAGAGTTGTAGAAACAAAAGGAGAAAAAATGTGGATAGCATGGACGGGCTATGAACAAAAACCCGTTGATAAAAGCACAGATGAAGGTATTTGGAATATTTATAATGACAAGTTCAAAGACCTTAAATTACAAAATAAAGCGAAGCACTTAAATAGTCAAGATAGAACAAAGGAAGTTGAAGCCGATGACACTAATGCTTCATAAAAACAATGACTTTATGATACTAAAGGCAAATGAAGATTTAATGATTGGTGGATATGCTTCAATAGAAATGGTAGATAAGCAAAACGACTTGATTACATTAAAAGCATTGGAGGGAGCAGTAAAGAAATTTATGGAAAAAGATAGATTTCGTAATGTAATGACAAATCATTCTAATGTTCAAGTCGGAGAAGTAGTAGATTCATACAGGGATAAATCGGGGAGGTTATGGAAAACAGAAGTAGATGATGTGGGCTTCTTTGTTGTAATTAAACTCCGAGATGATATAGAAAAAGCAAAGGAAATAAATAGAGGCATTCGCAAAGGTTCGTTAAGAAGTTTTAGCATTGGAGGACAGGCGTTACAAAAAGTAAAAAAGCGTAATGAAGAGTTAGGCGAATACAATGAGATTAGCAAACTTGAATTACACGAAGTTACCATATGCGAAAAAGGAATTAACCCCGAAGCGAAATTTGACATCTTAAAACAGGAAGTGAAAAATATGACAAAACTAGAAAAAGCATTAAGCGAACTTGATATGCTTCTAAAGGAAGTAAATCAACTTCGTAAAGAAGAAGAAGAAGAAAAAGGCTATGGTAGTGGCCATCCATCGGAAGAAATGATGGACACAACTGATGGCGAAGAAGAAATGATGGGATATGATAAAGCCGATGATAGTGAAATGAAAGGCCCAACTCCAACCCTTGACGCAGGTTCAATTGAAGATGGCGAACCTGCTGATAATGTTGTAGTTAGTGGTGGCCGACCAACAGGCGATTCACAGGCTTTTAAGGAACACAATGTTACTAAAGCATTCAGTAACAATGAATTTACTTCGCTCAACCTTTCAAACGAAAACATCGAGAAAGCCTATGAGCAATTTCGACAAGAACAACTTGAAAAATTGGCTTATGGCCGATTAGAAAAGCAATTTGAAACACGATTTAAGCAAGAAGTTGCTTCTCGTAATGATTTGGTTGCTAAAGCAGAATACAATGCACAAGCAGAAATTACAAATCTTAAGACACAATTTAGCGAACTCCGAAAGTCGCTTACAGAAGAAAAGAATGAAATTCGCAAAGCCCAAGAAGTTGCTTCTACAGTAAAGGTCTTTTCACTAGATGAAATTTCCGATATGTCATGGAGCGATATTCATAAAGCGGTTAGCGGAGAATATTGAGGTGAAAAACATGGGATATATTAACACAATTAGAGATTTGGAAGCATCAACATACGGCCTACCTGCCTTTGGAGGAAATTCTCTCCTTAAGCAAGCAGGTGTAGTTCAAGGACTACATACTGCACACGATATTACAGATGCTTCCGCAAGCGGAGTAACAGGAATTACAGGAACAACAGGACTTTACAATGTTCTTTACGGACAAAAAGTATGGTCAATGCTTAACCGAGAGGTTAATGCTTTGGCTATGCTTTCTAAGAGGCCATACAATTCAAGTGGATGGCGTATTCTTAAGAGTCGTCCTTTTGGTGGTAGTGGAAACACATTGACTCTACAATCCGATGGAAGCGGAGGCGGTATCGGTTCCGATGACCCACAAGCAGACGAGATTGGTGGTGTTCCCGAAAACGCAGGACTTTCTACTACGGCAGATGGACTTAGTTCTATGGCTCCTACTTACGCACAACTTTTCATGTCGCCTAAGACAATTGCACACCAATTTGATATTTCCGAACTCGCTATGGAAATGGCTCAAATTGATGATGGACTAGGCGATATTCGAGCAATTATCCGAGAAGATATGGGTAAAGCACACGCAGAAGCACAAAACAAAATGTTGGTTATGCCACTTGAATTCTATGGTGAATCAAGCGCACTAGCAGATATTGAGCGAAACTATACTTCACTCCTTAAGATTGTTACAAGCCGAGCAGAACTTCTTGCTCTTGATGGCGGAGTTCTCGCAACAGATACAACTTCTGCTACTAACAATCTCGGTAAAATCTACGGTGAAGAGCGATTTACTGCGGCTTCTTATCTTGATGCAATTGTTGATTTCAACTCATCATATGCCGCATCATCAGTTCGACCTCTAACCTTGACTCTTATCAACTCGGTTATTCGACAACTCCGAGAAGCAGGTGGTTCACCAAAGGTTATCCTAACAGGATATGACACCATTCAAGCAATTGCTGATTTGCTCCAAGCACAAGAAAGATTCATGGATAGAAAGGAAGTTATTCCTACTGTTAATGGTGTTCGTGGTGTAAAGGGTCAAGAAGTTGGATTCCGTGTAGCAACATACTACGACATTCCTCTTATTCCTGTTAAGGAAATGACAGGAACACGAAATTCAGCAGATAGTGGAATTAGCGATATGCTATTCCTTGATACAGACCACTTGTGGCTTCAAGTTTTGAAACCAACTCAATACTTTGAAGATGGTATTAGCAACGGAAACCCATTCGGTGTAGGCCGTCTAGGAAATCAAGCATTGTATCGAACAATTGCTGAAACAGGTTGTTCCTTCTTTAGAGGACAAGCAAAGATTACTAACATCGCTTGAGGTGATTAAAGATGGCTTTTTCATCAACAATCACCGAAACTACGGTGTTCGGTAATAAAAGAGTTGCTTATGGAACATTTACCAATGGCGGTTCCGATACAGGAGGAGATATTGAAACAGGTCTTAACCGTGTAGATTTTATTCATCTTCAAGTTAGAGGTTCAGCCGTTGATACAAATGCACCCGCAGTAAATGAAACATTTCCTTTGGCTAGTGGTAATGTAACAATTGTTACTACTGCCGATACTGACGGCATTTGGGTTGCATACGGTAATTGAGGAGGGTCTTAATTGGCCACAATTCAATTAACAGAAATTGTTCTAGAAGATTCAATGAAACTTAAAGGACAAGAAGGGTGGTTTGAAGTTAGTAAAGAAGAAACAGAAATTTCAACCTTTACTGCTTCTCACTACCTTTCAAGTCCAAAGTTAAACATTACCTTTACAGAAGCAGATAGGGAGCCTCTTATGGCTCTTCCCGAAAGAGAAATTAATATGTTGGCTACTTCTTTGGGTTGTGAAGAGAATATCGAAACCATTGTTTCAATTCTTTTACCAACAAAGGAAATTAAAAAAGTTCCTACAAAGAAAACAACACCTAAGAAAACCGAAGAATGAAACAAAAGTTTCATTAAAGGTATATTCTTAGGATTGTATAGGTGATGTAATGCCCGATGCTTCAAGGTCAAGTGGTGTATTAACAACTAGTGCTTTAATTTGTGGAAATGCTTGTAATTTGAAAAGTATTCATATTACTTGTAAAGCAGATGGCCCCGATGAATATATTCTAAAAATATATGATTCTAACGATGCAACATTTACAGGAAATACAGAACTTTGCCGTTTTGTCTTTAATGGAAATACTTCCGCACAAAATGTAGAAGCGGATATGCACGGAGTATTGGCTAGAGAAGGACTTTATGCAGAAGTAACGGCTCCTGTTAGTCCTTCTCCTAGTTCTCACTTTGCCTATTCGGTAGAATTTAATTGAGGTCTTTTTATGGCGGCTTTAGATAAAGATACAAGATTGATTATGACAATCTTATTTGTTGGAACGATTAGCGGAACAAATGTATTCATGTATGCAAATTATGGAATAGATTTTCCATATGGAGCATTAGAACATGGTATTCTTTTTGGTTTAATTACCGTAGGAGGCATTCTTGTTATGAAAGCATTGAATGATTTACTCCTAAATGATTGGATAGAATCATGGCTATTAGACCGTAGAATTAGTGCCTATTGGGAACTCAAACAAAAAGAAGAAGAACAAAGAAAGCGTATGAAAGACTCAATTAAATCTTTTAAACAAGAATACAATACTGCTCCTAGAATAGCACAATATGACGAAGATGGTATTGGAGCAGAATTCCTAACAACACTACAATAGGTGTTTTAATGGTTTTAGGCTTCGATGAAACCACAATAGCCTATGATTTACAACGCGCTCATTCTGCTGACATTTGGTTGATGCAAATGAGAATGTGGTTTTGGGGTTCTTGTTTTGTTATAGGTTCCTTTCTAATTGGTAATATTTTAGGCGTTTTTGACATAAATATCATGGGTTGGTTAATTAGTAAAGTTGTAGGTCTGTTTCATTAGGAGGAATGGATATTTCGTTACTTACGGGATTTGCGGTAGTCCTTACGGAAGCAGTTTATTCCTTTTATAAAAGAGTTCATGCAATCAATTTTGGTGTTTATGGTTCAACTATGGTAGGTAAAACTACACTTAGCCATCAAATGAGAACAAGAGGAGAAGTGCCTCAAATCAAACATAGAACGGTTGGACTCGAAAGGGCTTCTAGAAAAATAATCAAAATTGATGGTAATGCAAACACTATACGAAGTGCTGATGTTGGCGGAGAGTCAATGTATTGGCGAGCATGGATTGATGATATACAAAAAAGAAATGTAAAATATATTATTTTTATGATAGACCATAGACATTTAGATAGCCCCGCTAATTTAGACCACCAATTAGCATGGAAATTTTTAGTAGATGGAATATGTGCAAGCGTTTGGCCTAACGGAAAAAAGAAAAAGAATGAAGATTATCCTTTAGCGGTGGGTATTTGGGCTAACAAACATGATATATGGGGAGAGAAACACAAGCATGAAGGCGAAATTGATAAGCACCCTATCTTTGAACCTTTCAAATACGGAATGCAAAAACTAAACGAAAAAGGAATACCTTGTTTTAAGTATATAGTGTCGGCAAAATCACAACCCGAAATGGTGTATAGAGGAATTATGACAATGATAAAGGATTAGATTATTATGTGGTTTGATATATTAAAAATACAAACTAAACTGTATAATTTTGTAGATTATCCCGAAAATCCTCATGGAAAAATAACTCATTTTCATGGTAGTAAAGCACCGAAAGAAAAAATTATGCAAGAAGGACTATTACCTAAAGGCGAATACATTCAACACGAAACAGGATATGGAAAACCCCACCATGCAGATTTGATGGTATCTCCAAAAAACAAAAAAACAAAATTGATTTGGGCGGCAGGGAAAGAACAAGGCTTACCTTTAGAATACGGACAGAAGAAAAGAAAAGAAGTTAAAGTAGATTACAATTCGTTATTTGATGAAAAAGGAAATCTATTACCTAATCCTGCGATAAAAGAAGAAATTGTTACCATTGATGGAAATATGATAGGCATTAGAGGAGAAAATATTGATTGGGATAGAGCAGAATCACCAATATATCAAGTAGGCACACAATGGTATATTTCAAATAAACCAATTTCACCCGATAAATTAGTCTTTATGACGATTGAAGAATGGAAAAAATATTTAGATAAAACATAGGAGAAGATAAAATGTTTCAACAACCGAATTTAATAGGAGCATCAACAAACGCACCAAACCCATTTTTGCCGCCTTTAGCGATGGCTAGAGCAAGTGGGCCTGTGGAAGAATACACTTTTAGAAGTATTAAACCAAAGAAAAAACTCAAAGAAATTACTAAGGTTTTGCTAGCAGAAAAGAAAAAATTCATATTCATACAGTATGGTTTTAAATTCAATATTAAAGACCGTTGCGTAGTTTGTGGAACACATTATGTTTGGGATTCGGGAGATTATATGCGGCCTCCTCTTCCCTTAGCATTAGTGGATAAAGGCAAGCCAATGAAAGGCACATATTGTCCTAAACACGCTTCTATTTTTAAACAAAGAGAAATGCTACAACAACAAATTCTTGCAGAAGAACACGGATTAGATTTTAAAGCATTTATTCCTAAACCCCGAATTCCGCAAGTTTTATCTAAAGGGCCACTAACCACTTTATCAAAGGAGGACATAGCGAGTTTAATAGCAGGGGGTTGGATAGTAAAACCGCCTATGAAAAACTTAGAAGAAACTCCTCCTCAAGAGGTTATGCGACTTTCTAAAGAAATAAGAACTGCATTAGAACGAATGGACTTTTTGATTGAAGGAAAAGGTGAAGAATAATGGTATTTGGCCCAAGCAATACCGATATTGTAACTGCAATATCGGGTCAAAATGAATCTAATTTTAAGACTGTAAATAATTTACTTTCTTTACAAGAAAACCATGTTGAAGAGTTTTTTCAATATCATGGAATGAAATTTTTAACAACATTAGAAAAACTCATAGAAGATACTGTTGAAAGAGTAACTTCTCAAATGTTAGTAAAGTTATCTTTTGTTCAAGATTCTACAACAGGAACAATAAAAGTTCATCCCGATTCACTAAGAGAATACGAAAAAATTACTCAAGAGAACATTACTCTAGACATTCAAAATTTGTTGAATAGTGCTATTGATTCGGAAGTTATTGCACAAAGAAAAATGGCTAAACAACAATATTTAGAATCTCAAGGGTTTAATAATGCAATAGGAATGCAAGGTGTTCAACAAGCAAACGGAACATACGGTCAAGCACAACAAATATATGGTCAAGGGGCTTATGCTATGAATAACGGTAGTGGCTATCCTATCCCTCCTTCGGGCCAAGATAATTACGGAAGACCATATTGGATAGACCAACAAACAGGACAAATGACATATCAGCCGCCAAGTAGCGGCTTAGGTTTAGGTTCTGCAATCCAAAAAGGCGCTGCTTGGGCTAAATGGTTAATGTAAGGAGGCCGTTAATATGGCCTTTAATATCTCTATTGAAGAGGGTAAAATTGTTGATTGGGAAAAATCGGGCCTCGATATTCTCAAAATGTATTTATTAAGGGATAATTTTAACTTTAATGATACTAGACCTCATGAAGCCGCAGAAAATCTTCTTGAAAATATTATGGATAAAGAAGATTTTTTGGAACAAAACCAATTACAAGAAACAAAACAAAATGCTAGTGTTTTCTATGATACTGTTTTGGCTCAATTGAAACAATTAGAAAGTTTGGAAATTACTCAATTGCTCAAAGACTATTCAAAGCAAATAGATTTTGATGCTGAAATTGAAGATGGTAAGATAATATTAAATGAATTTATTACATTTACTCCTAGTTTAAAAGTTGGAGAATTGAACGAATATGCAATTTCTAATGAAGTTTCAATGGGAGAATATTCTGCTGAAATGGAATCATTAACATTAGGAAGAGAAGATGAAACTCCTTCTTTAAAAGTAAGAGATGTTATCCGTAGTAAATTAGAAGATATTCTTACAAAGTTGCTTAAGAAAGAAGGAGCAGTAAAAATAGAAGAAAATGGAATTTTTATAGAATTTGATACCTTAGATATTGTTAAAGAAATTATTGATAATGCTTCTTTGGAAGGTCATTCTCCAAAGGAAACAATAATAGATTTAAAAGAATTTGCAGTAAGTTTAGGTCGTAGAATACTATTTGATAGTTTAGAACAAGCAATAAAAGATGGGTTTGTGGAAGGACTTATAGACTATCTTACGGCTAGAACGAATGTATTTAATTTAAGGAATGCGTATAATGTTGAAATATATTTAGCACTAATTGGAAAGGATAAACAAGGAAGGCGTGTCGTAGATTATGAAAATTCATTAGTTACAATAACAAATAATGGAAACATTCGTTATACAAGAAATCCTATGAGAGAAAGCAGACTTGAAAGATTACCTGCCGCCTTTACTTCCGAAGATTCTAATTATACTATTAAATTTGAAGAATTGACAGAAGAAGCAAGTAAGAAATACAATAAAGAAATAGAAGAGTTAGAATCAAAAATAAAAACAAAAGAAAAAGAATTAGATGCAACAGAAGAAGAACCCGAAGTTCAAAAAAGAATACAAATAGATATTGCCGATTTAAAAAGAAAAATGACAGATAAAGAAAATGACAAAAAGGAAAATATTGAAAATGCAATATCATTAAGTCTTAGTAAAGACAATGAATTAAGAAAATTAAGAGAAGAACTGTTTGACTTCTATTTGGGTATCAGCGAAAACTATACTGAATTAAAACAAATACTTGAGAGGAATATCTAATGCCTATAATTTCCTCCCCAAGCGATTATACAAATATCAATGTAGATTATGCTAATGGCTATGGGTATTATACCGATGTTGTAGCAGTAGCAGACCTTCTACAAATTCCCGAATTTACCGATTTAACAAATCCAACAGAAGGCCAAGTGGGTTCAATAATTAAAAGAGTAGAGGGCATTATTGATGATGCTATTAACCGTTCATTTAGACCAATTATCATGCACGAAGTCAATGATTTTTATTTTACTCGACACCCTATTCATTCTTATTATGGTGGTAATGTTGGATTTATTCAACTTAACCAAATGAAAGTTAGAAAAATTGTAAGTTTGCGAGTATGGGAAGGCAACAATTATAGAGAATTGGCTTCTGCTCAAGCAAGTATTCAGTTAGATACTAGCGGCTATAATAAAATAAATACTATTACTTTACAATTGCCGAATTCAGGCGATACATGGGTATTAAAATACAATGGTCATGTAGATTCTCCACTATCTTCTGCTTCATTTAATTCTTCTTTTGGGGCAAAAACTACTGCACAAGAAATTATTTCTTTAATCAATGAAACATATCCTGCTAAAACTTCACAATTTACGGGTGCTACAAGTGAAAAGATTTTGACTTCTACAACAAATGGCTACAATATTTCCGATTTTTTTTATGCTTATGCTGATTCGGAAGACGGTAAAATTGTTCATATTTCTAGTTTATTGGAAGGCGAAGATGGTTCGGATTGCACAATTACATTAACAGACCAAGCAGGACAGGATTCAAATAGTATTGTTACTAATTTTACAGATAAACAAGAGATGAGGCGTTTAGGTGATTTTTGGACTTTAGGTAATGATGGTAGAATATTTTTCCTAAAGCGTTATCCTTACCATGAAAAGAATTCAGTATTTACTACCTATATTGTTGGCGATACTAGGGTTCCTTCTGCTATACATGAAGCCGCCACAAAATTAGTTGCGGCAGAAATATTAAGACATGACGACCAAACTATTCTTATTGCCGAAACAGGTGCTAATATTTCCACAAAAGAGAAATATGATATTCTTAGAAAAGAGGCTATGGAGTTAATAAACGGCAAAAAGGATATTATTTATTTGATTGATTGACATGAATATGAAAGAAATCGAATCTAAACTTACAGATTTAGCCAAGAAATACGAAGAAAGAAATTTACTTATGCTCGATGCTTCAAGAATATTAGGATATGATATTACTTTTTCAAATGAGGAAATACTAAAACAAATAGAAGAAGAATTATTTAAATATTTAGAGAAACAAGTTGTTAAGGAGTTGTTTAAAAATGGATGAAGTAAGTATGGTTATTGATTTACTTGATAGTCAATGGACGACTTCTGCTACTGCTTTACAAAATGCAGGAACAATTACGGCAGACCATATAGGAAAACCAAACTTATTAGATGTAAGAAATATGGATAAGAATAAAGGAGTTAGATATGACCTTTCTTCTAAAGATGTAATTATTGTTTTTGAGGATTCAAATAGTATCACTTATCCTACTCCATTTTATGATATTAGAGATGAAGTGTATGGTTTTACACTTCATATTAGAACTATTCACGATGAGAGAGCAGGAACAGACGCAAATTTTGGCAAAGATAGGCTAAGGGCTTTATACTTGATAGTGCGTCATGCAATTGAGAGCAAACGGAGGGGATATGAAGCCACAGACGGTTCGTGCTTTAATCAGTTATTTTTAGGTTCACGGAGCGAAAGTAATGATAGAGCAAAGCGTCTTTTTGGCTATAAAATCAATTTAGAAGCGAAAAGATTTGCACAAACCGTTCCGTAAGTTTGTTTGTAAGGAAGTGCAATTATGACAGAAAGTAGTATATTTTTAGGAAGTGGAGCATCAGTAACATTCGTTCCCGAAATAGATTTGTATATTAAACCCAATTCATTAAATGGGAATAAAGATACATTAACAATTCATACGGATTTCACAAACAATTTTAGTCTTGTTAATAATTTGTATGTAGGGTGTATTTTAGAATTTTATGATAATGGTAGTCTTACAACTACACACAGAATTATAGAAAATACTGCTACAACTATTAAATTTCAACCTGCACAAACTATTTCTTTAAATGTTACTGATGACTATTATAGAATTAAAGGATATGGGGCTCCATGTCCTGCGGAAAAAACAACAGGTTCGGGTAATACTTATGTTGCTCAAGTAATAACTGTTGAGTTTGAAAGCAATACTTTATCCGATTATGATGATGATGATTTTTCTTTTGGTCAAGTTCCTACTGCCGATGGAACCCCATCAACTTCTTTTGTAATAGGGTTGAATCAAACTTCAACTTATGGCGGGGCTACTGCTACGGTTGAAGTAGATATTAGCGATGCGGATTTAGATAGTGGAGCAGATGTTGTTAATGCTATAATTAACGCATTGGATTCTCATACTCAATCAACAATACATTTTACTTATAGTGGTAGTGGAAATGTTTTAACAATAACAAATACTTATGGCGGAGCAGTAGGTCAAACCCCTGCTACAAATGATACTACAAATATTACCATAAATACAACTACCGTAGGTAGCACTACTGCTAATGTAGAAGTTAAAAGATTAAATGCAGACAATTGGTTAGGAATAGTTGAGTCTTTAACCTTCCCTCAATTAGAAGTAGAAACAAAGAGGCAAAACTTGTTTGTTGGTGGAACAAGGAATATGACTTATCAATACAAAGGAATAGAAACGGCAGGAAATGGTAGTTTGAATTTCGTTGCGAATCATGGAGCATGGCTCTATTATTTCTTTGGAAAGTGTAGTTCTATTAGTGCAACTTTAAGTGCTTCAACCAATCCTACTAGTGATTTTGTAGGAAATACTGCTAGTGAAAATAAATACTATTTAGAAAATACTACTTTTACAGATACAGGCCCACTTTTTTATCGTTCTATTGATAATGTTATGACTCCTCCCGTTCTTAGAGGGCAAGATGCTTTTGGAGATTTAGACCAACTAACTGAACCTAGTGGAACTTCTTCTATTTCCAATGCAATCACTTACACTTTTACAGAACAAGATGGAGATGATATGCCTTCTTTTGCTTTAGAACAAGTCATGTCAAAATTACCTTCATCGAATACATACCGAACAAATAACGCTAATGACAATGAAGACACTAATTTTGTTTTGATTGCTACGGGTAATCGAGTCAATACTCTTACTATGACGGCAAATGAGAACGAAGAAGTAAAAATAAACTTAGAGTGTATTCCTAAAAAAATACACAACTTAGAAAAAACTGAATTATATGAGGCTAGAAATGGAGTAACAGACGAAACTTCATTTAAAAATTATTCTTCTATTGATGAATTTAGACAACCTTTCTTTTTCTCAAGTGGCTCAATTAGTATTTTTGGAGAGCAATTTCTTAGAATTACTAATTTGACTTTGACTATGAATAATACTTTACAACCAAAAAGATTTGTTGGGATTGGTAATAAAGGAATACAAGAAGCAATTCCTTCTCAAAGAGAATATGAAATTTCACTTACTGCTTTGGTAACTGATGATAGACTTTTCAATGAACTCAAAAATGAGAATCTAACTTCGGGAACTCTTATTGATTTAATATTTGATAAATCAAATGGAGAACAAATTAGATTAAAGTTTGATGATTATATGGTTACTACAAATACATGGACTATACCCGAAGATAAGGGAGCAATTACAGTAGAGGCTACAATTGTTCCTTTAAGTTTAAACAGTTGCACAGTTACAACCCATTGGATTTTGCAGGGGTGAAAATATGCCCGAAGGTATTTCTCCTAGTGATAAAAGAAAACTTTTTGTTGAGAAACAAAAGAAGAATGAAGCACCTAAAAAAAGGGGGAGAAAATCTAAATCTTCTCAATAATTAGATTCCACCAACATTGTTTGTTTGTTGGTTTTATGAAGGTGGAAAAATGATGAATACAGTAAAAGATAAAAGCATATTATTTGCGAAAACAGAAGAACAATGCTACGAATTAAAGGTAGCCCCGAACAGTAATGAATGCCTTAAGGTATGGGTAAGAGAACCTACATGGTTAGAAGTCCAAAAAGCCTTAACTTCATTGATGAAGATAGATGCAAAGCGTCAAGATATGGATATTGATTTGAACGCTATGTATCGTTATCTTGTAGAAAACTTTGTTGTTAGAACAGAACCAAGTCTTTCTACAATTGAACTCATTAGACTCAACGCATATGTAGGAAATCAACTACAAGCAATTCTTCCTAATCCCCTTAACATGATTGAGGAGGACAAGGAAAAAAACGAATAATGAGAAAAGCAGTTAGGCAAGGCGAAGCCGATTTAGAAACTTCTTTTCTCATTATTACATATACTTTAGCAACAGGCATGAAAATAAGCCCGTTGGAAATAATGAAAATGCCCGCAAAAATGGTAATGGATTTCCTATACTTACATAGAAACATTGAAGAATTTAAAGCAGATACAATGGAACAAGAGATGAAGAAGGTGAAGTAATGGTTACTGCTCAAGATATAGACAATCTTATAGGAGCAGTTCAAACATTAAGAGATGCAGTAGATAATGCAATTTCCCCGATTCAAAATATGGTTACTAATTTAAACCAAGTCCAAACTGCACAAAAAAATGTTCAAAATACAACACAAAAAACAAGAAGTATATTTACAAAATTTGGTAAAGCCTTAGAAGAATCAAAAGGTAAATTAGGAGTAGTTATTAAATTAGGTTATCTTTTTGTTCCATTCGGTTTTAAAATTAAAAATGCTATGGAATTGTCTTCTAAAGCCATAGGTAAATTTAGTGATGGTATAAACGATACCGTTGATAATGTAAAAAATTTAGTTATGTCTTTTGGTTTTATACAAAAAATGAGTCCAATGTTAAAACAACTAAAAGAAGGTGCAACCACTAAATTAGCACAGTCCAAAGTAGGAAAAACATTTGGTTTTGGGATGCAGGGTAGTGCAAAAGACCAACTTAAACAATACGGTTCTATTTTAGGAGATAAATTTGGACAATTAAAATCTGCAACAGGAATTAGAGATAGAACAACTAAACTTTTTAGTTTGGTAGCAACAACAGTTGGGATTCCTTATGGTAAATTAATTCTTAAACCCTTCTCTAAAGTTCTTAGATTCACTTTGACTTCAATTGGTAAAATAATGTTGGTTTTTTCTTTGTTTGTTTTGGGTGCATTTTTGTTGTTTAGAATAGGAAGAACTATTTTTGCTCAAAAAGATACTTTAGAAAAAATAAAAAGTGCATTTGAAAGTTTAAAAGAAAAACTAAAAGGCCCTGTTGAGTTAATAATGAAGGGTTTTACAACAATAAAAGATGCCTTTACAAAGGGTTCTTTTTTAGAAGGATTAGGAACATTATTTTTAGGACTTTTAGAAATCGGTGTTGGGTTATTATGGGTTCTTTTAGAAGCATCACTTACATTTTTAAAATTAACTTTTGCTCCTTTAACTCCTTTTATTACTTTACTTCAAGACAATATAAAAAACATTATAGCGGTTATTCTTATAATTTCAGTAACAATGGCCGCAGTATTTGTTATACAAAAATCAATAGCAATATACACTTTCTTAATGGCTGGCTATCAAAAAGTATCAAATGCTATTGCGGGAATAAATGCTTTTTGGAATATGATTACGGCTAATAGTCTTCTTTCTATTGTTTTAACACTAGGAATAATATTGCTTACAATACTAGGACTTATTGCAATTTTTATTAGTTTTAAGAAATTGTTAGGATTTAAAGCCGAAGGTGGTAGAATAAATACTCCTTTAACTGTTGTTGGTGAAAGAGGCCCCGAAATATTAGTTGGAAAACAAGGTGCTAATGTTATATCAAATAAAGATGCTAAGGCGATTAGTTCGGGAGGAATAACAAATAACATTACAGTAAATGTTCAAGGAAGAATAGGGGCTTCCGATTCCGAATTAAGACAAATAGCACAAAAGGTTGGCCAAATGATAAATAGAGAAATAAATAGAACTACAAGTTCTAGAACGGGGGCTTAGGTATGGTTTTTGGAGATGGAACACACGCAGTTTTTTTGAAATTTAATGCAGGAAACACAGAAAATAATAAACTTATAGAAAACATTATTCCTTTAAAGGCAACTAGCATTACGATTGCTACTTCTAAAACAATACCTTCTGTTGATGTTCCAGCATCAGGATTTTTTAGAGGAGAGTCATTAACTGTCGCTTTAGATTTAGGTATGGCGAGTAAAAACATTACTGTAAATGGTTTTATTTTAGAAGATACAATTGTTAAAAATTTTACAAGTGATGTAAGTAATCAAAAATCAAATACATTTACTGCGATAGAAATAGCACAACTTATTCATTCAGCAGTAGATTCAACAGGTTGGGCTGAACATCAAGCAATAAGTGAATTGATAATTTTATATGATTCTAAAGTAGGTAATGATTACATTCAAAGAAGTGCTACAACTATACCATTCACTTATTCTGCAAGGGGTGGGCCAAACGAATTAGATAATACTAGAGTATATAAGCCCTCTACCTTTCCCGAAAATCAATATTCACAGGGTCTTATCGGATTTATTAGAAGTTTTAATACAACCATAGATTCGACAACCATAGATATTTCTTTTGATTTACAATTTGAAGTGGCTGAAGTTTTCCCTTCGGGAGCAGGTAAGATTACCGATTTAATAGAAAGTTTGGAGGGATAATTTTGTATAGAATTTTAACGGGAAAACAAAGAGGGTTGGTTTTTCCCGTTTTATGTAATGCCTATGTTAAAATAGATTATTCGGATAATATACCCGTAGGTGCTGATGGATTAAGAGAATCTAGTGATGATACCATTTATGGTATTTGGAACCATGATGATTCTTTTACCATAGAAACAATAGTTACTCCTTATGATATACAAGGATATGTGGAATATGATGGTAATATTGGAATAACAAAGGGCGATAAAAGAATGCTTACAGGCATAAGTTATTCTAATACAACAACAATAGAAACATATCAAAATGGTAGGTATCTTTCTCCTAACAATCGGAACGGACATAAAATGTGTCTTTTTTATAGTAGTAAAGTTAAATTATATTTGGTAAATACTGCTCCCCTCTTAGTAAATAGACCTGCTGAATATAAAATACAATTTATAGTAAATATAAATGGTGTTGATGTAACATTAAATAGTGATACTTTGATTTCTTCTTCATATGGTAAAACAATAAATTGGTCTTCCTTAAATGCAGACCAAACGGCTTCTAAATTATTTGGTTTTAATTCCAAAGGAAAGGTTCTCTATGAAGCGGCCCATAATAATACGCCTACTTCTAATTCGGGAACTCAAGTTGTATATGGTTCAAATATTTCTTCGGATTTTTTTGTAGGGCAATCTATTTTTATTCAAGATGGTTTTACTTACACAGAAATAGGGAAAGTGGTTTCTTTATCCACAACCTCAACAACAAATGATACAGTAAATTTAGATACTTCTTATTCGGGTGATTTGACCTCAACTTTACTTTTGACATATACAAGAAGAAACCCAATTTATGTTTATGATTCATTTCATATTGCCGCTACATACAATAATTTGTCTAAAAAAATGACATTGTATTTTAATGGTAGAGAAATAACTTTTACTCATCATACTCAAACGGGAAATTTTTCTTTTGATAAAGAGGATTTCTTTTTGGGGGCAAATGGAACAGATGCCACAGGCAAGTATTCAGCAACAACAAATGAACAATTTATGGGGATATTCCATGAATTTGCTTTTTTAGGATATGAAACAAAACAATTCAATATAGAAACCCTAACTCCAATCTTTGATAATACCCTATTGTATTTTCGATTTGAAGAGGTTGATGAATAATGGCTATTTATGTTATGCGTAGGGGTGTTGCACCAAATACTACACCTATTATTGGTCATGGAAATTCCTTAAATAATATTAATTTTGATTGTCCTACAAACCCAATTATTTACGATACTGTTTCTTACACTACTGATTATCGCACTTTTGCATATGTTTCTATTGATGATACACATACTGAAAATTTCGTTCAACAATTACAAGGAAGCGATACTGCGGGAACAGAATATTCTAATTTAATAACAACAGAAGGATATAAAATTAAATGTTGGGATGAAGAATATCAAACAGGTATTCGGTTTAAATCAAGTGGTTCGGGTTCATTTGTTACTATTGATTCTACTTATGATTACTTCGTTTTAATTTATTCCGATTCTACTTTAGAACACCATGTTGCTAAAATTACTCAATTCACACAAGACGATGTAGAGGGGGATTCTTTTGAATTTGAATCTAGATTAGGAAACCAAATACCTAAAGATACTAAATTTATGGTTTTTAAAGGGCCTCTTAAAACAGAAAATACAATAGTTGCAGTAACTATTGGAGTTCGGGCAGGTTCAGTTGCTAATAGTTCCTACGCAATAAATAAAGGATTTAATATTGCTAAACCTTCTTTTTATTTTTATAATGATAGACTTGATAAAAAGAACGAATTAGACCACAATACTAAATATTATTTATCCTATGAAGTTGATAATCTTTCTTCCGCAACTATTTCTTTGGGCCAAAATACTACATTTATTACAATGCAAGATTTTAATTTAAGGATTACTGATTATTCTAAATACACAATGAAAGCAAATTTAGTAGATAAACTTAGAGAATTAGACGACCCAAGAAACTCACCATCTTCTAATGAAGATTTTGCAGTTTTGACAAATAATTATACTGATTATAGCACTTGTTTTATAAATTGTAGAAGTTCAAATTCGGGGGTTTCCGACTATATAGGAACAACTATGGGCGTTAATTATGTTGCTTTAGGACATAAAAGATATATTCATTATGACTATTCTCCCGAAAAAAATAATAGTAATAATTTAGTTTTAGATTTAAAAATATTTGAATCGCATGGTCAAAGAGGAGGCTATTGCGAAACAAAAATAGTTGATACTGCAAGAATAATGGGTTCTAAAATAAAAGAATTTGATATATTAAGAGCAAGACATTTAGTTTATATTGGAAATTTTAATGAATTTTTACCATTAAAGGCATTAGTAAATTCAAATGTTAGTGGAAATCAATATCTTTTTGATACTGATTATGACTTGACAGACCTTATTTCTCAATACGATGAAGTTATGGTCGGAGAAAGAATATTGATTGTAAATGCAATAGGTGTATTTAGTTCTAATCAACAAACTATTACTTTTGAAAGTGAAAATAGATTAGAAACAGAATCTTCTTTTACAACAAATTCTTACACTTTATCAGCAAATGACAGACTAAAAAGAAGAGCATGGAGTCCTTCTAAAAATAATTTAATAACTGCTTATCCATTATTAGAAGATAGACAATATAACTTAAAAGTTATTTTCAATAGTCCTCCTTTTAATCAATTGGAAGCAAACATAACTTCTATAAATAGCACCCAAAAAACATTATCTTTATCATTTAATACAGATATTCATGATTCTACATTATCTAATTTAGATTATTATGAAGGACAATATGCAATAGAAATAGAAAGATTTGAAGGAGAAATAGAACAATTAGATATTGTTAAAGAAAGGGGGCAAAATTTATTTAAAATATATGGAAGAAATACTTTTTCTAAAATGATTTCTCCAATCATAAATGAGAACACATTAGAATCCCAAGATATTATTTATTCTAGTGATAGTCCATTAAATAAATTAATTTTAACAGGAACAATATCAAGTGCATTAACCCATTCAAGTATAGGACTAACTCTCAATACTGTTTCTTCTGCTCCGAGCGTTGGCGATAAATTGTATGTAAGACACAATACCAATGGTAATAATTTTTCATTGATTGGAACTGTTAGAACTTATGATAGTGGCCTCAAAGCAATAACATTAGAAGAAAAATATCCATTATCAATAAGCACAGGACTTCAAATCTACAAAGATGGACTTTCTAATCAAAGAGCCTATATGCTAAATAAAGCCCTATCATCGAATAATAAATTAGATGTTTTTCCTACTTCTTTGAGTTCTTCGGCAGACAAAGGGTTAGTTTTTGAAAGCGGAATAAAGGTTTCCGATGGTAGTTCTTTGGTTGGCACTTCGGAAAGTGCAGATTTTAGGGCTTTAGGTTATCATATTTATAGTCCTCAAAAAATAGGAAAAAGCGAATCGTTTCAATCATATTTAGGAAAAACAACAAGACAAAATTTTGAAACAGTAAATACTCTTATAGATTTTACAGTTTTGAATGTATCGAAAACAGATGGAAAAACTACGATTGAGTTAGCCCCTTATGTTCCAATAACTTTAGGGAGATTAGATTATAATGATGCCGACCAATATGATATTGCTAATTATGATTTAATAGGAACTTCTACTAATCCTCCTAGTTTTTTATCCGATAATAGAAGATACATAGAATTAAGCAGTAAAACAGCGAATATTCCCGAAGGGAGAGCCGTCTATGTAGATAATTTATTTGTTGGTTATTGCACACAAATGGTAAAACCTAGCCTTTCTACAAATTGGAGAGTTTATCTTGATAGAGCAGTTGTTTATGAAACTTTTAAACAAGTAAGTTATCTTGTTACTGATTCTGTTAATCCTTCTTATTTTAGTTTATATTCTCCTAAAAAGACTAGCAACTTATATTTTGTAAATGGGGAACATTTACATGGTGGTAAATTTGTGGCTTTAGTTAATTCTTTATTCTACGCAAACGATGGTTACGGTAGTTCCATAGATGGTAGGCCTACACTTTATACTGCTCCTTCATTTCAAAATTATACAAGTTCAATTGAAAAATTCGGCAACCCATTATATAAATTAAATCACATTGAACAAGGCAATTTTAATATTTCTACTTCTTCTATCACAACTTTTTCAAGCAAATTAGGAGTAAATTATTACAATAAATTGCCTAATAAATTAAAATATTATGCTTCTGCATACAAAATAGGAGGTAACATTTCTACAAATAGTGGTATAGTCCATGATAGATATGAAGAATTATCACATTTGCATTTACCAATAGAGGCTAGAGGAAGAGAAACTCCATTAGGTTCTCTTTATTTTGATTATAATATTTATGAAAGTGGCCACACTAAAGATACTATTTATGTAGATAGCGACCCTACAAGTTCGACTTCTCGATATTTAGCAAAAGACATGATGCAACATTATGACCCTAAAGCCGAAAGATTATTTTTATTTGCTAATGCAGATAGATTACCTTATTCAAGTAGAAGAAGCGACAGTTTAATGAGTTTAGTTTCTTCAACAGATGATTTAAAAAATTACAATTTATTATTATTAAATCAACCTTCTTTAGATGATTATTCCGATATTCAATCTTCTCATTTAGGAGGAGGAAAGGCCAAAAAATATCTAGATAGTGATTATGATTCTGCTCCTATTAGTGAAGTAGATAAAGATATTAGTCAATTAGTAAGAACAGGAATAATGAGATTGACAGAAGTTACATTTGATTGTTTTATGAATCAAATCAACCCCGAAAAAATCCCTTCTAAAAAAGAAACAATTCAAAATTTTAATTATAAGTATCATAATATTACTTCTTTAATTGAAACAGTTAGCAGTTATGGTTCTAGCCAAATAACATTAAGTGGAAATGTAACCCTTAGTGATGGGGATTTATTAGTTGATAGTGAAGGCAATTTAATAGGTGTTGTAAATGGAATTCATAGTCTCGTTTCTATTATTTCTTTAACTGCTAATCCTATTCCTACCAACAATGGAGCAGAATATACAGGAGTATTATACAAAGCAGAAGAAAAACAAGTAGGAATAAGAGGACATGGAGAAACAGAAAGTTTTGTAACTTTTGATGAAAATATTCATCCTTTAAAAAGTGCATTTTTTAATAATTCTTTTGATTCTTCGGAATGGACGACTTATCATGGGGCCGCCCTTCAACCAACAGGAGTAGCCCTCAAAGGAAATTTAACTCTACCTTTTTCAATAAAACATACAGGTAGTGTGATTGCTTTTTTTGGAAGCGGTAGCACTTTAGGTTCTTTAGTTCATCATTCTTCATTATTGTTGAAAAAATTCGATACCTTTGATTATTCATCATCTGTTTATTCAAGTAGTTTTATGGATAATGTTTTGCATTTTACTGCTTTAGATGTTTTTAATATTGAAAATTCTACTTCCGAAATATCAAAGGGAACTAACTCTTCTCCGATGTATAATATTGCTTTAAGAAAATTTGTTTCTTCACAAACCCTTTTATTATTCAAATCTACTGAAACTAATTTTTTACAATATGCAAGTTCTTTAACTGCAACAACAACTACGGGAACAGACCTTGCTAGTGGAATATTGTATGTTAATAAAATAAGATTAAGAATTGATGTAGGAGAAACAGGTTCAAATGTAATTGAAGACACTATAACTTCAATAAATAATACTACCATCTATAAATATTCTATAACTGACGAATATTTAGATTTTATATCTGATTTAACAGGAACTTATTTGGTTTCCGAAAGCGGTAGAGAATTTGAAACAGGTATTCAAATAGATAACTCTTCTTTGGTTCTTTCTAGTTCTACTCATCATTCTGCTAACGGCATAAATAATATGGTTCCCGATATTATTTCCTATGTTATTTCCCATGAAATAGATACCTCTAATTCGACTAGAACTCATATTATAGTTACAGATAAACAATTAACAAATCAATTTTATAGAATAATGCAACCTAATGAAACTGCTTTTTATGAATTTACTCCTAAAAATATTAAATTGAATACGCTATCTTCCGAATATACAAAAAAGGTGTTTGAAGATGAAACATATGATTCTATTAATGACTATCACCAAAAGGGTTCGGGAACTAGATTTTATACAGGTTCCACAAGAAGCCCTGCTACTCTTCCCCATGAAAAAAATCACGGACATAACGAAGCCATTCTTTCTATGTATGTTTTAGTGGATTTAGATTGTCAAACTCTTAGTGGTATTGGTAGGGCTGAACTTGTTCCTAGAACACATACTGCGGCTTCATATGTTTTAAGAGATTTTACAAATGCGGAATGGGATAAACCGTTTGTGGTTTGTCTTTCGGATGGAAA